ACGGCGCAGGTGTCCAGTTGGTCCTTCAGGTATTTTGAGTTCCCGGCAAGGCCCAGGTTCTGATTCCAGATGGTAGCTGTTATCAGTTCTCCGACCGACCTATCCGATGGTACTGTCCAGGCCATGTGTCACCTCCTAGAATCCTAGTATAGTCGTCTCTGCCAATTCGCTGAATCCGACGGTTTCCAGTCGCCACATAGTGTCGGCTGTCGCTGGCGATAATTGCCAGCGTGTTCTCCAAATGCCCTCCGACGCCTTCCAATCGTGCTGTATCCCCTCTATGAAGAAATCAGCGTCGAACGATGCAATCGCGAGCGTGATATTGATTCTGTCAGATATCCCAAGGCCCAAGACGATGGGGTAGAGATTCGCCGGGTCTTTGTCCGGCATTATTCTGATGTTCGGCACCTCAGTGCGCGAGTCCTTTGACCTGTTCTTGATGTATTGCGCGACTGCAAGACAGGCAGCATCCGAGGTGAGCAACAGTGTTAGTGGCAACGTCCGGGGCCCGTAGGCAGTCCTGCTTGTTGCGTCCGTAGACTCCTGCTCTACCCCTCCCGATCGCGTAACCCTGACAATGTTGTAGACGCGATTCCTGTCTCGCGTCGGGTCAAAGGTGATGAAATCAAGACTAGCGTCTCCGAAAGTCGCCGCGGCAATTCCACTGTTGAACATGCGATAGTATCTGTCGTGGAATGCAATCGTACCGTCAGTGTCGACGAACAGGATGCCACGCTCTGCGTCCTGCACGGCATACAGATGTGCCGTTGCATTGAGCCCTTCTATGGCCCCTGTGGCCGGTACAAGTGTCCTGCCTGACCCAACCGTACCGGCGAGGTATGTAGAAGTCCCTAGCAGCGATTTCACTGCATCCTCAAGTAGCCAGAAATCAAACTCCCCTGCTGATACAGGCCAGCCTATCTCATCCAGGACGTTTCCTATGCGGACGCCTGACAATTCCTCTGCATATCCTACCGCGTCATTGATTGAATACCCGGATGCAAAGGCCATGAAGTCGACACATTCAAGAACCATCGTCCTGCCTGCACTCCCCTCTGCCCATGCCGGTGTCCATTTGTTGATGAATCCGGTATATGCGTTATATGTGATGCCGTTGTACGTCTTACGAATGTTGATACGCTTCCCGGGCTCTATCTTGCCGTAGTATGCACCCGCTGCATTGTCAGCCCAATAAGCCCCGTCCTCATTCGGCAGGACAACAGTCGCAGTGCCGGCCTCCATGCGCCCCAGTACATTCTGCCGTCCGCGTTTCGTGTGAATCTCCATAGCGTTGACCGAAGTCCATGCAGGCGCCGCGTCAAACGGGTCTGAATCAAAGGCTATGCGAACAGTCGCACTCATGCTAGACCCACTCCGTCGTTATTTTCAGATATAGCCAACAGTCCGTCACGAACTATCGACGTCAGCTCTCGCTCGGCTACAACAGAACCGGCTACGTTCACCGTCACGTTCTGCGCGGAAGTGCCACCGGCATTCACCAGTGATGCAGCAGACCCAAGTGACAACACCTGCGCCTGTCTAGCTTCCCACTCAGGAGAGCCAACAACAAGGCCGCGATGTTCCATGTCGCCCTGTACACCTACCTGTGACATCTTATCGAACGCAGCCATAGACAACGTTGCTGCTGCGGTGGCTCCAAGCAACAGCGCCCATCCCTTTACGCCTGACAGCGCTTGTACCGCTATCAGTCCGTTTCGTAGTTGCACAACTATGGCGATGATTCTGCTCACTGCGATTAGGAAACCTCCTGTGCCAACGAGCGCAAATACGGCCTTCCCAATATTCTCGATAAGCTGAGGGTGTGCATCAGACCACGCAGTTATGTACGTGACCGCATCAGATAGTCCTTGAAGAAATTTCGCATAAATTGGCATGAGGGTATCGCCAAGCTCTCTAGACAGGTCAGCTACCTGCGCTTTCAACGTTTCCATCGTGCGGCCAGCGGTTTTCTCCATCTCGTCGGTTGCATCTGTGAGCGAGCCAGTAGTATCAGCCATAGCCTTTAGGTCATCGGCAGCGCCCTGTGCATTCTCTCCAGTAACGCCTAGCGTACCGCCAAGTGCCTCAACACTACCCATAGCTGCACCAAGTGTGCTTATATCAGTACCAGCCTCTGTCCGTAGCGCAGCCAATGCGCCCTCAAATCCCTCGGCTTCAATTAGGGCAGTGCCCGATGCGTAACCAACACCCTTTAATAGTTCTGCCATGCCCGCTGTTGGCGTAGACAACGCAACCATAGCTGCACGTATCTGTGTGAATGCCTGCGCTGTTGGAACGCCCTGTTTTGTGAGAGTGGCAACCATTGCCAGCATTTCCTCGAAGCCGACTCCGAGCGCCGCAGCCATTGGCGCGGCAATGCTCATTGATGCAGCTAGCTCTGGAAATGTCGTTGTACCTTTTTTGACCGTGGTAAACATCACGTCTGCAACGTATTCGGCATCTGAAACGGACAACTTGAATGCGTTGATGATAGTAGTTAGTCCTGATACAGCAGTTGTCGTATCTGTGATGCCTCCGATAGCAGCCTTCGTTGCGACTTCCAGAAAGGTCATCACGTTCTCTTTCGGAATGCCTGCTGAGATAGCCTGATAGAGCGCATGAGCCGAGTCAACTGCACTGACACCCATCTCAACAGAGAGGGCGCGTACCTCGTCCTTGAACGCAGCGAACTCATCCTCTGACAGCAGCATCATGGTATTGACTTCACGCATTGCGCTGCCGAAGTCAGCAGAAAGTTTTAACGCGACGCCGCCGATGGCCAGGCCGACTGCACCCATTATCAGCCCGACCTTGCCCATCTTCTTGCCCATGCCCTCGATAGAAGAACTGATGTTCTTCATTTTCGCCGTAGCTTTATCGTCGAGGTTTATGGTGTATTTCGCATCACCTAAATCCATGCTTCACCTCAGTTCTCACAGAATCCATCTGTAACAACTTTCCCGCCGTGTGCTGCATTCAGTAACTGCACAATAGCCAGCATTGCCTCCGGCGTTTGTTCTTCCGTGTGTTTGCGCCTCGGCATGAAGTCTTCAACCTTCACCGGCTTGCTCTTTGGGTCGCGGTGCATGTTGACGATGACGGCACAGAGTAGTGCCGTGCGAGAGTTCATCCACTCACGCACACCTTCGCATCGGTCAACCAGCGCCCGGAATTCTCGCAGTGTCATGTTCCAGAAGTCCTCCTCGGTCAGTCCAAGGTCGTAGCGCCCAAATGCCCACAGGTCTATCCACTTGGGGGCTTCGCTACTAAAGGGCGTTTCTTCCCCTTGCTTTCAGGGAATGACTCAGTTACGCAGCGAGCCACCGCGTCTGACAATGTAGGGATATCATTCAGGTTCACGATATCAAGGAATACGTCAAAGGTCAGTTCCTTGTCCTCGTGCAGCAGGCATGCCCACATCAGGCCAGCAACTTCCTGCATCGTCATCTGTGTGAAATCTACTCCGTTGAGTAAATTCTTGCCGGTCAGTTCCTCGAATGCCACCATGCCACGCAGCGCCAATTTCAGATGCCGTTCTTTGTCCAACTTGACAGTTACCAATTGCCACCTCCTATGTAGGGGGCGGTTTTACCCGCCCCCATGTTCAACTCTTACGGGTACGTCACGATCAGGGTGTAGTTCCTGCTGACCTTGCCAGTTTCTTTGCACTCGATGTATACAGTCGTCACGGTATCCGCGCCACCAACCGTTATGTGTCCAGTGGCAACGCCGGTCGCAACCGTGTGCGTCACACCAAGAGCAACGATATCGAAGGTGCAGGCAGCACCCACAGGAGTAAGAGTTATCCATGCGCCTGTCAGGTCTGTCACTGAATTGTAGGTGTAGGTTGCGAGTGCGATAGTCGGTTCGATGGTGATTGCACCGCTTGTCTCGGTTCCGGTCAGTCCTGTCATGCCGGCAGCAAGCGTGATGTTCAGCAAAGGCTGTCCGACAATGCTAAGCGTTGCCGTAAATGCCACCATCCCATCACTTGTTACCTCGTCGGTTCCAAAGCCTGTAACGTAGGCAGTGCCGGTCCACGTTGCCGCCAACGCCGTTGGGAACGTGATTGTGAAGGCCCTGCTTGTCCTGGCTTCCATGTCGGTCATCAGGGCTATCTGTCCGTCCGTATCTCCCGGCTTGAATATGCCCTTGATCTCAATATCGCCAGGGTCAAGCAGCCCTGGCAGTATTTCCTTGTAGTAGTTTGCCGATTCAAGACTTGTGGAATCGACCTTGCTGACAGATATTTTCACCCCGCCTATGCTGGTTACCTCTGCCACGTCGGTGACGTTCCACTTTAGTACCGTAGTGTGTCCTATCGCTCCTGCTGTAGCCATGTGTTACCTCCTAGAAATTCCGAATTGTTATCGCATAGAAGGTCAAGACTTTCCAGTAGGCGGGTATATCCGTGTCCTGAATGTCCTGTCCCTGTACTTCCTCGATTGCTCGCATTATCCAGTAGTCTGTGCCGTCAATCGTCACCTGTCCGTCATAGAGTCCATTCAGTTCGTCATATAGCGCCCTGTAGACCTTGCGCGCTTCAATAGGGTCATCCGCCCAACATGAGAACTGCACTGACGGTACGACGATTTGTGGCACTGATGGGATGCTTGTACCGCCCCGGGTGAAGAAGCTGATGCACGGTAGCGTTGCATCGGCTGGCAGTGGGTTTGCTGCATAGACGCGCGCGCCTACCAGCGCGGTAATCGCAGGCATGGCCACCAAATAGTCGTGAATCACACGGTTGGAATCTACCATTACATATGCCTCTTGATGTTCTTGCCGAGGTCGGGCATGTTCTTGTCAAGCGCAGGCTTGAAGTACGGAATCCCTGCCATCTTTGCAGTGCCAGTCTCGAGGTATCCGCCATATCCGGACGTTGAAAATACGGCAGCACTGAGCTTATCTGATTCATACGCAATGCTACGTTGGTTGTTACCAGTCTTGTGCCTGCTTCCCTTGACGACATCAGCCGTTGTTGCAATGATGGTGTCGCGTAACCCAGCAGCGATAGCAGGTTTGAACTTGCCCCCCAACTTCGCCATGTTCCTCAGCACCTCGGCATCATCGATCTTGACGTTGATTTCCATATCACCTCACGGTACGAAGCAAACACTGCTTGTGATGCCCACGCACGCCGTCCTGCCGGGATATAACCATCAGTACCTCGTAGGTCACTTCACTAATAACAACCCTGTCCTGCTCGGTCACGTCGATATCACCGATGAATAGCTGATAATCTGCCACCACCACCTTTGCGCCGATCACAACCTCGCGCCCGCCGCCATACACAAGCCTGCACGGTTCATCCAGAATATAATCAGACCATGTCAGCACGGGTACGCCGTAATCGTCAGCAGCACCCGTGCTAAAGCGCTGTGTAGTGCACGTGTTTATTAACTGCCGTGCAAAAGTCATGCGTCTTCTCCTGTCAAATCCATCGTACCGAATTCTAACACGGGCGCACTTGCGTCTGCGTCTCGGTAGACCTTGGCGAGTGTGAGCTTCTTGCTGACAGCGCCTCTCGTGTATTGGTAGTCGCCTATCTTCTCGCTATCCATTGCGTCAAAGTCCGCAGCCGTCCACGCTTCCAGTGCCAGGGCAGATCCGACGTTCGTATTGCCGCCGGCGGTCAAGAATACCTGCAATTCTTCATCAGAGAAGTGCGCTGGCGCATCAGACGTGTTCACTTTGTCATTTATGTTGAGACGAATTTTCCCGATGTCAGTGGTCAAATCATATGTGAATGCCATAGCTCACCTCCTAACCGCTCGGTGTCACTTCCACGATGCAGGTCTGATAGCTGCTGACTTCGCCAACCTTCGTACATTCAAGCTCACACTCGAATTCACCCGCAGTGTTGAAGTCTCCGGACTGTAGCGTGTACGACGCAATGCCGTTTGCCGCATCCACGATGGCGCCGGTCCCATTCAGTAGCAGCGTTCCTGGCGTATTGAATGACCACACCTTGAAGTGAATCGTGTAGCCTGTCAGGTTCACAAGAACACTGGCAAAGGTGCGGCATGTGAATATCAAACTCCATCCATAGTCACCCTGCGGGATGGTAAATCTCTTTGTCCGTTGAGTCATAACTCCCTCCTGTGGTCGGTATCAATGCCACGGTCTGTCTCATCTACGTTGATGGTCCTGTTGTGCTGCATGGCGTCTAGCGCCCTCTCATATAATTCTACAATGATTTTCAATCCAGGGTACGTCCAGGTTCCGGTCTTCACCATCACATCAGTGATAGCCATTGTGTCGTGCAGGGTCAGGTTGATGAACTTCTTGATGGTGATTGTGTCAAGCATCGCCAGCACGTCAGATAGTGCAAAGCCGTACTGCTTGGCTACCGCGTCGGCAATGGTGATGTTCTCAGACCTCGCCATCTGGATGCCCTTGGATATGTCGTCAGCAATGACTACGTTGTCGCTGAAGGCACGGATAAAGGCTGTAACGGTACTCATGCTGTCTGCCAGCGGAACAGCGTCGCTATGCGCCATTTCTATGGCCTTAGACTCTGCATCGGATATTGCCATCGTGTCTGCCTGTGTCAATAGGAACGCGACAACCCGGGCAATCGAATCACTGATAGAAAGGCTGTCAGTAAGTGACTGGCCTATCGCCTTGCTCTCTGAATCAGAAATGCTCATGGTATCCGCAAGTGCCAGTTGAATTGCTTTCAGGAACACAGCCGAATCAGTGATGCCGAGCGTGTCTGCCAGGACTACGCCGATTGCCTTTTCGACCGCATCCGCTATTGTCATGGTGTCAGACATGGCCCGTATGAAGGTCGCGACCTTGGCAATCGCATCTGCAATGGATAGGCTGTCAGCCTTCGCAACTCCTATGGCCTTTGCGACCGCGTCTGCGATGGCCAGCGTATCAGCGAGTGGCATGTCATAGGCTTTTGCATCAGCGTCTGCGATTGTGAGAGTGTCATCCAGGCTACGCTTAAATGCTACGACTAGCGCCGCTGCATCAGTGAATGTGAGGTTGTCGGCTTCTGCGACCGCGACAGCCCCTGACCTTGCATCGGTCATTGCCATCGAATCATTCAACGCAAGTGTGTGCGCCATGTCCAACAGGAACCGACCGTATCCGGTGACAATATCATCGGCATAGCGACCATATTCGGCCACATTGAACACGTTGTATCTGCCGTATTCATCCATGCTATACCGCTACCCCGTTCACCTTCGCTATGTCTGCCACTGCTACCCCGTCAATCTTTGCAAGGTCTGTTGCGGTGATTCCTGACACCTTGGCTATGTTCGTCCACCCTGCCGTCTCCCCTGTGCCGTAGAGGGACATGACCCAAGAGCTAAAGCTATAATTAAAGGAAATAGTTGAATCAACTATAAAAGCCTCATCTATGTGATACCAAACACGGGTCCCTCCTGAAGTATCCATGTCAATCCTTACGCTATCAACCGCAGTAGCTTGGATACCCAAGAGGTCACCTGA